AGAGTGCTACGAGCATTACGCGCCAGTTGGTCGATGCAGGTACGCTATCTAACCTGCCGGGTGGTATGAAGACCCGAGGCTTGCGCATCAAGGGTGATGACACACCAATCTCACCGGGCGAGTTCCGCGATGTGGACGTAAGTTCGGGATCGTTGCGCGACAACATCATGCCTCTGCCTTACAAAGAGCCAAGCCAAGTGTTGCTGGGTCTGCGTGGCATCATCATCGAGGAAGCTCAGAAGTTTGCTGCAGCACCGGACATGAAGATTAGCGACATGTCTGCTAATGCCCCCGTAGGTACAACGCTTGCGTTGATCGAGCGTAACCTGAAGGTGATGTCTGCTGTGCAAGCCCGGATGCACTTCTCAATGAAGCAAGAGTTCAAGTTGCTTGCTGGGTTGATCCGTGACTTCTCACCGTCTGAGTACGACTACCAGCCAGAAGAGGGCGCACGTAGCTCGCGCAAGCGCGACTATAGCCTTGTTGATATTATCCCCGTAAGCGACCCGAACGCATCAACGCTCGCGCAGCGCGTGGTGCAGTATCAGGCTGTGATCCAGTTAGCGCAGATGGCTCCGCAGATTTACAACTTACCCAAGTTGCACCGCCAGATGTTAGAGGTGCTTAACATCAAGGAAGCCGACAAACTTGTACCGTTAGAAGATGACCACAAGCCCACAGACCCCGTGACCGAGAACATGAATATCTTGATGGGTAAACCTGTCAAAGCATTTCAGTTTCAAGACCACGAGGCGCACATCCGCACTCACATGGCTGCGATGCAAGACCCCAAGATTGCTCAAGTTATGGGGCAGAACCCACAGGCACAAATACTGCTACAAGCAGCAAACGCGCACATCACTGAGCACGTAGCGATGGCATACCGCGAGAAGATGGAACAACAGTTAGGTGTGTCACTGCCCGATCCAGAAGCTAAGCTTTCGCGCGAGATCGAGTATCAGATGTCTGGACTGATCGCCCAAGCCGCAGGACAACTCTTAGGTAAAAACCAAGCCGAAGCCCGTGCGCAACAAGCCGCGCAGACCGCGCAAGACCCACTCGTGCAGATGCAGCAAGCCGAGTTGCAACTCAAGTCTAAAGAAGTTGATATTAAAGAAAAGCAGATGATGATTGATGCTGCTGACAAAGCTGACAAGATGGCGCTTGAGCGCGAGAAACTCAAAGCTGATAACGAGCGCGAAGGTTTAAAGCTGGGTCTTAAATCACGTTACGACCAAGGCAAGCTTGAAGCAGATCAAGAGCGCGAAGGCTTAAGAATTGGTGTTCAAGTTGCTCAGAGCAAAGCTCAGATGGCGCATGACTTAGAAACACAACGCAATCAAAACACACCTAGAAATGGAGCTGAATAATAATGGATGTAATCGACGTTCTACGCAAAAAATTTCGTGAACGCATGAACGCCTTGGCTGACGATGTAGCAACCGGGCGCTGTAAGGATTTTGGTGAGTACCAAAAACTCTGCGGGGTAATAGAGGGCTTGGCCTACGCAGAGCGAGACCTGCTTGACCTCAAGCAACAAATGGAAGACCACGACAATGAGTGAAATCTTGATCGGTGCTAATCCCAACAACCCACAAATTGTTGGCTCAGTAAATTTCTCAGCAACCGCTGAAGAAAAAGCAACACAACTCCCCGTTCCATCGGGCTGGCGCATCCTTTGTGCTATTCCTGAAGCTGACAAGGAGTTTGACAGCGGTATCGCTAAGTCAGATGAAACCCTTCGCATTGAAGAGACGCTGACCACCGTGTTGTTCGTAGTTAAGCTAGGTCCCGATTGCTATACCGACAAAACACGGTATCCGTCAGGCCCTTGGTGCAAAGAAGGCGACTTTGTTTTGGTACGCCCCAACGCAGGTTCACGACTAGTCATTCATGGTCGAGAATTTCGCATGATTAACGAAGATTCCGTCGAGGGCATTGTGCTTGATCCTCGTGGCATTCGTCGCAAATAAGGAATAAACATGGCTGAATTTGAAAAAAATGAGTTCAAATTTCCCGATGAAGTGGGCGAAGAGAACAACATTACCCTTGAGTTAGAGGGCGATGAGAACGTTGAGATTGAAGTTGTCGATGACACTCCTGCTCAAGACCGGGGGCGTAAACCCCTAGACCGCGAGGTAGCTGACCCGACTGACGAGGAACTGAACGAGTACAGCAGTAAAGTCCAGAAACGGATGAAAGAGCTGACTCATAAGAGCCACGACGAACGGCGCAAGGCGGAAGCTCTGTACCGTGAGAAGACGGAGTTAGAACGCGCTGCACAGGCTCTGGCTGCTGAGAACAAGCGGTTGCAAGAGTACGTTAATGTGGGGCAACACGCCTACATCGACAAGTCTAAGTCACTGGCACAAATTGCCATGGACAACGCTAAGGCTAAATTCAAGTCTGCGTTAGACATCGGTGACACGGAAGCCGCAACTTCTGCCCAGCAAGAAATGATGGCTGCGCAGATGGAAATGGAGCAGGTTAATAATTTTAAACCTACCCCCTTGCGCGAACCGGAACAATCTGCGTATACTCAACCAACTGCTGCGCGTGACCCGCACGAGACTTTAGATAATCGTGTTGTTGGTTGGGCAAATAGTAACCCGTGGTTTCAGCGGCCCGGCGATGAAGATATGACAGGTTATGCGTATAGCGTACACAACAGCCTTGTGCAAAATTATGGGCAAGAGTACGTTCGTACGGATGAGTACTACAACAAAATTGACACAGCAATGCGGAAAGCTTTTCCAAAACGCTTTGGCATTGTTGAAGTAGATACAGGCGATGCCCCACCTACAAGGCAAAGCCGCCCCAACAACGTTGTTGCTTCGGCACAACGCGCAACGGCTCCGAAAAAAATTCGGTTGTCGCTTACCCAACAAAACGTAGCCAAGAAATTAGGTATCCCTCTTGAGCTGTACGCCAAAAAAGTAGCAGAATTGGAGGCCCAAAATGGCTGAAAACAAATTATCACGTGAGCAAGAAACCCGTGCAGTTCAACAGCGCCCTCAGCAGTGGGCACCTGCAGAATTGTTACCGGAACCCGACAAACAGCCGGGCTATGCTTACCGCTGGATTCGCGTTGCGATCAACAACCAAGCTGACCCACGTAACCTATCGGCTAAACTCCGTGAGGGCTGGGAACCAGTACCGTTGAGTGAGCAACCACAGTTTCAACTGCTAGTTGATCCCAATAGTCGTTTTAAAGACAACATTGAGATTGGCGGGTTAGTGCTCTGCAAGACACCAAAAGAGTTTGTTGATCAGCGTAGCGAGTACTACGCCAAACAAACACAAGCTCAGACGGATGCTGTGGACAATAACTTAATGCGCCAGAGTGATGCTCGTATGCCTATTTTCAAAGAAAGTAAGTCATCGACAAGCTTTGGTAAAGGTTCATAAATTTAATCAGGAGTCTTAAATGGCTTATCCTACTGTTGACAAACCTTATGGTTTGAAGCCGGTTAATTTAATTGGCGGTCAAGTTTTTGCTGGCGCAACTCGTCAAATGGAAATTGCAAGTGGCTATGCTACAAGCATTTTTTATGGCGACCTAGTCAAACGCATTTCCGATGGCACAATCGAAAAGGACACCGGTACGACTACGGCTACTCCTTGCGGCGTGTTTCTTGGTGTAAGTTTTACAAACAGTTCGACTGGTCAAGTTCAACAACAGCAATTTTATCCAGCGAGTCAGTCAATTAAGTCTGGCACAAAGATTTTTGCAGTCGTTGCAGATGATCCAGATACGTTGTTTCAGGTAGTTTCTTGTTCTGCAACTACAGTTGTTGCCGGAATGGGCATTTCTGCTATTGGTAATAACATTGCTTTGATTCAAAACGCTGGTTCAACCACTACTGGTAACTCAGCAGTGGCTATTGATGAAGGCACTCAAGCTACTACCAATACGCTGCCTATCCGCATCATTGATGTGGTTCGTGAAACAGCAACAGGCGCTGATACATTCGTTGAGTTTATTGTCAAGATAAATGCAACTATGCACCAGTACAACAACTCTACTGGCGTATAAGGAGCTAAATCATGGCTATTTCACGCGCACAACTACTTAAAGAGCTGCTTCCCGGCCTGAACGCATTGTTCGGTTTGGAGTATGCAACCTACGGTCAAGAACACAAAGAAATCTACGAAACTGAGACTTCTGAGCGTTCTTTCGAGGAAGAGACCAAACTGTCTGGCTTCTCAGCCGCACCTGTTAAGAACGAAGGTTCTGCAATTGCGTATGACAATGCTCAGGAAGCTTGGACTGCTCGCTACAACCACGAAACCATCGCGTTAGGGTTTTCCCTAACAGAAGAAGCGATTGAAGATAACTTGTACGACTCACTGTCGGCTCGTTATACAAAATCACTTGCTCGCGCAATGGCTTACACCAAGCAAGTCAAGGCTGCTGCTGTTCTTAACAACGGCTTTACCGCTGGTTATGTTGGTGGTGATGGCGTTACTTTGTTCAGCGCCTCGCACCCCTTGGTTTCTGGTGGCGTTAACAGCAACATTCCATCAACCGCTGCTGACTTGAACGAAACATCGTTGGAAAACGCTGTTATTCAAATCGCTGCATGGACTGATGAGCGTGGCTTGTTGATCGCTGCAAAACCCAAGAAGTTAGTTGTTCCTCCTGCACTCCAGTTTGTCTCAACTCGTTTGTTGCAAACTAAACTGCGTACGGGCACAACCGACAACGACATCAACGCAATTGAGAACAACGGTTCGATTCCAGAAGGGTATTGCATTAACCACTTCTTGACCGACACCAATGCTTGGTTCTTGACAACTGATGTGCCTAACGGCATGAAGCACTTTGTCCGTACCCCACTAGCCAACTCAATGGATGGTGACTTCGATACAGGCAACGTGCGTTACAAGTCACGCGAGCGTTACAGCTTCGGCTGGTCTGATCCGCTTGGCATGTACGGCTCTGCCGGTGCTTAATTAAATCTTTTAGATTTAGCCCCACCTTAAAAAAGTGGGGTTTTTTTATTGCTTTTATTTTTATTTGGGTTATTATTGCCTTACGACTAGGACTAAATACCGTATCAACCCGCCTAGGGGACGATGCACAGATGATACGGTGACTTGTGCATAAAGGATTCCATCATGGGTTTCGCTACACACCTCGGCCCTTGGCTGCTCGGTACGGTTAAAAATACGACTGGTACGACTGTCGGTACAATCGAAAACCTTGGCTCTACAATTGTTAGCCAAACATTCAAAAAGAACTACACCGGTCAAGCTGCTTCAGCAACGACTGACACGCTTTGTGTATTGCCAGCAGGCGCACAGATCGTAGACATTTTTATCGACACCCTTGTTGCTTTTACAGGCTCAACCGCTGCTAACTTGCAAATTGGCAATGGCACAACAGCAGATTTGTACTGGGCAACGTCTGATGTAACGACTCAAGGTCGTTTGGCAATTACAAATGCTGCATCAAAACTGGCAAATTGGGTAGGTGCAACTTCTACTGCATCGCCAAACGGTATTGGTATTGGCGCAACAGACGTTAAAATTGTTGCCACAATGACACCAACCGTTGCTGCCGTGACTGCCGGTACTGTTCAATACACAGTGGTGTATGTGGTTGCCAACTCAAACGGCGCACAGTTCCCAGCGTCAGCTTAATCTTCTAAGGGGGTTCGCCCCCGTTTAAACTTTGGGAGATTATTATGGGTATGCAAACTGACGTAAAAGCAGGACATTTAAACAACACTGGATTTATGTTGTTAGGTCGTACACGGCTCAAGGCATTGTCTGTAGTTGGCACTGCCACTGCAGGTACGCTTGATGTGTTTGATACAACAACTGCGCCGGTAACAACGGCAACCTATGCTCGTTCTGGTACAACCGTTACGGTAACTAGCACTGCTCATGGGTTATCAACTGGTGATGTGCGTGGTTTTGCTTTTGCAACTGCTTCTGGTTCGTCTGCAACAAACGGTAATTACACAATTACTAAGACAGGCGCAAACACTTTTACCTTGACTGACATTAACTCCGGCACGATTGCAGCAAGTACGGCTATGTCGTACTCAACGCTTTGGTTGTGTTCGTATGATATAGGCGCAGGTGACTTGTTTGGTAACTTTGCGCTAATTCCGGGCGAAGGCATTCTTGTGCAGAACGGCATTTACATGATTATGACCAACATCACTTCTGCAAACATTTATTATGGCTAAGAAAACCCCATCCCTTGCTGTGGGTCGCGGTGAGAAGCTGCCGGTCAAACAGGGGGCAGGGTTAACTGCCAAAGGTCGTGCCAAGTACAACGCAGCAACAGGAAGCAATCTGAAGGCTCCGCAACCACAAGGCGGCGCACGTAAGAAGTCATTCTGCGCTCGTATGTC